AAAATCGGCTTTGGGGGCACCATTGGGGGCACCGATTTTCCGAAAAATCTCCAGCAGAATCAGGCAGTTACCAGGGGTGCGCCCCCAATAAGCACTGCGCCCCCAAAATTTCCAGCTTTCCGCCGTGGAGTTGTACGAGCATGCGGACGTTCGACAAGCCCAAACATCTCCACGGCGGTTTTTGGCATTTGTTGAGGGTTTTCGGGGCACCGATAATTTTTGACCTAAAAAAGGTAAGAGAAACAAGGAGATAAGTGCGCCCCCAATGTGCCCCCAAATGCGCCCCCAATCCCTATTCAGGTTCTTTTGGGGGCGCACTTATCCACAGGGGTCGTTCAGTTTCGGAGGTGCGCCCTCGATTGCGCCCTCAATCACGTCTGCACACTGGAAAAAGTGCGCCCCCAATCTTTTTGTGGCATCCTCGCGCCATCATTCGGAGGTTCTGTATGTCCGCGAGAGCAAAAGTGGTGGGGGCCCTGGCTGCGTTCGAGACCTGGGCGAGCGTGGAGGAGATCGTTGCGTTCGTTGGTCTGCCGGAGAAGACGGTTCGCCGCGCGCTGCAACAGATCGACGTGCGCAAGGAGCCGAGGCGGGACTGTGGCAAGCGCAAGGTCGTCTACAGGATCTGACTTGCGGAACTGCGGGAAGTCGGTTACTGTCCCTCTGCGGCCTCTCCCCTGGCCGCACCGCTATGGCTGTATGAAGCAACGCCGATGCTGTTCGGACGCGGGTTCGATTCCCGCCACCTCCACCACATGCACTCTACCCACAGGCAGCGGCGAACCCGCGGGGCGCGTTGGAGTCTTGCAAGCTAGAGTGCAGCTGATGGGGGTGCATAGGTTTCGACGGGCGGAGTAGGCGAAGTGGACAGCCGGAGAGGCGACCGACCTAATCGGCGCGAAAACTGTAGACGCCAATGACAGCATCTACTCGCCGCAGGCTATTGCAGCCTAAAGCCGAGCCGCCGGCTCTTGGGAACAGAACGCCGGCAGAGCCCCGCCTTGTGCGGGGCTTCTTTTTGCGCGACGGTGGAGCCCACAAAGCAGAAGGCCCGGTTTCCCGGGCCTTCTTCGTCTCTCAGTCCAGGCCGTCACCCTGGTCAATCAGCCACCGGACCTTGTCCGGCATCGGCAGGTGCTCCGGCGCGTTGGTCAGGCCGGCGATCACCTCGCGCACCCGGTCCAGCGTCACCCCGACGGCGAAAAGCTCCGACCTGCGGGTGTAGAGCGTCTCCTTCGGCCCGTCGCGGCCTTCCAGGCGGAACTTGCCCAGCACCACGAAGCCCTGCGCGGTCAGCGCGTGGCCCAGCGCGCGCGGCGCCAGGCCGGCGAACTCCACGCCCTTCTCGCACAACCGGCGCGAGGACAGCAGGGCGTCGGACATGAGCGGGTCGGCGCTCTCGGCCAGCAGGCCGGACAGCTCGTCCACCTCGTCGTCCTTGCCGTTGGATGCGTCGTACATCAACTGCCACGCACCGGTGCGCGGAGCCTGGCCCCGAGGCTTGAACTCGTCCGACAGCTCGTGCGTCTCCAGATACCAGCGCAGCACGGAGGCGTGCGTGGCGAGCGAGGAGAACAGCTCCTCGAAGTAGGTCGGGTTCTTGGCGATCCAGGCCTCGATGTGCGACTTGGTCAGGAAGGTGGTGCGCAGGACGAAGTATCGGCGGTCGTTGGCGTCGAACGGGATCGCGTCGATGTAGTTGGTGAAGGCGATGTAGTTGGTCATGTTCGGGATCAGGTAGCTGTTGCGCTGCATGCGCCTGATCGTGACCGTCGGGTTGGTGATGTAGGCCTTCAGCTTGTTGGCCACGTCGTACTTCTCCAGGCCGGCGACCCGGATCTCCTCGAAGAACACCAGCTTCGACCCCTCGGCCCAGTGGGTGTACTGCTCGTGCAGGTCGCCGGCAGTGGCCACGCCGATGTTGTGCTGCCCCATCACGGCGGACATCAACTCGTTGAAGTAGCTCTTGCCGCCGCCCTCGACACCCTGCAGCACCGGCGCCCAGCGCACGCGCTCGGACGGAAACTGCACGTTGTAGGCCAGGAAGTCCAAGAACAGCCGTCGCTCGCGGCCGTCTGCGATCAGCACCTCCAGGTGGCGTTCGAGCAGGGCGATGGCCCGGCGGTCGTCAGCGGACCGGGGCGGCCGGCCGGCGACGATCTTGTGGTTGTTGTAGGTGTTGACCATCGGGTCGCCGTTGAGCTCGAAGAAGTCAGCCGCGCCCGGCACGTAGAGGTAGTCGTAGACCACCGGCACCTGGTACAGGTTGAGCGCCACGTCGGTGGCCTTACCAGCGAAGGCCTCGCCGGCGTCGCGGTTCTCCTGGGTGATCAGCTCGCGGCCGAACGTGCGGTCGAACACCGCGGCCGCGAGCTTCCGGCCGGACACCACGTTGTAGAACGTGCCATCCGACTGCACGTAGCACCAGTTCTCGGCCCAACGCGGGGTGTCTGCGGCCTTCTTGGCCTTGGGCATGGCTGCAGCGAACAGCTTGCGCACGCTCTCCACGCGAGGCTTGGCCCCGTCCTCCAGCTCGCCCAGGCGCGTCTGCACCTTGCGCACCGCCTGGTCGAGCTGGATGTCGGTGGTGGCCAGCTTGGCCAGCTCTTTGACAACCTCGGTCTGCAGCTTGCGCTTGTCGCGGCAGTTGCCGGCCTTGGTCAGGGCGGTCTCAAAGGCGCGGGACGACGCTTCCTCCCGGATGTTCTTGGCCCGGCGGATCAGACTGGCGAAGGTAACCGAGCCGGCGGTCAGGCCGAAGCTGTCGTACCGGCGGTTGACCTCCGAGGCCTCGTAGGCGGGGCTGGCCTCTGACCACTGGTGCCACAGCTGCAGGCCCTCGTCGCCGCCCTCGAACTGGTGGTGCAGGGCCATGCCGATCTCCAGCCACAGGTCGAAATCCCGCCCCGGGTTGGTGATCGTGTCCAGGGTGTCGCGCACGGTCTCGGCGGACAGGCGCAGGACAGGCTTGTAGTCCTCCAGCTCGAACGTCGCGGTGTTGCCGCCGCCGCGAGACAGTTCTTCCCACCCGCGGGCTTCGCACATCTGGGCGAACTTCTCGATCACCGCCCGGGCGTCGTCCGCGGTCAGCAGCGGCAGATCGGCTGCAGGCAGATCGAGCGGACTGTCCAGCGACGTCCAGGTGTACGGCTTCTTGGTGTCCGGATGCACGCCGAAAGCCACGAACTGCTGGCCCGCGCCCAGGATCTCCAGCTTGTGGTCGGTCTTGCCGTCCGTGAACGTCGCCTGGAGCTTGCGGAACGGTTCGTCCGTGCGGAACAGGAGCAGACGCTTCGGGGCCCGGCCAACACGCACCGGTGCGTCGCCGAACTGCGCGATCACCCAGTCCTCCATCTCCTGGGCCAGGTCGGCGTCGTAGACGTCGATGTCGATCGCCGGCGTGGTGCGGGTGTTGATACCGATGTTGCCGTTCTTGTAGCCGCCGGCGGCCCAGGCCCGGATGTCCTCAGCGGACGGCTCCAGCTGCGACCAGCCTTCGATCACGACCTTTTTGAGCGACGGTTTTACGGGGAGAACGACGTATCCGTGCTGGTGCAGCTGCAGCGCGTTCTTCAGGAAGGTGCTCATGCGTTGTCAAGGTCCACAATGTCGGGGCCAAACTGCTTCAGGAGGCGGCGTGCAGCTTTGTCCGGCACGCGGCCCTCGCGTATCCAAAGGGAGAGAGTGGTCTCGTGGACGTCCAGTTCTGCGGCCAGGGTCTTCAGGTGCCCGCGAAGCGGGTCGAGGACCAGAGCGCAGCGCCGGAGGCACCGCGAGACTCGTTCGTTGGGTGTCAGATCAGATTTCATGTTGACTTTGAGATTTCATAGCCGCTATATTCGTACCACGGGCAGCGATTGCCCGCAACCAGAAACTTCAACCACGGTAAAAAGACATGTCCATCGAACAGAAAATCGAAGCCCTGACTGCCGCCATCGAGGCGAACACCGCCGCCGTCCTCGCCCTGGCCGAAACCCGCACCTCGGGTGCCACGACCGCACAGGTTATCGTTGAGAAGGCCGACGCCAAGGCCGAGAAGGCCGACGCCAAGGCCGAGAAGGCTGCCGCCAAGAAGGCCGCTGCCGCAGAGAAGGCCGCTGCCGCAGAGAAGGCCGCTGCCGCAGAGAAGGCCGCTGCCGCAGAGAAGGCCGCTGCCGAGAAGGAAGACGACGGTCTCGGCGGTGACGACGACGGCCTCGACGCCGGCGGCAAGGAGTACACCCTCGTCGAGATGAAGGAAGCCCTGATCGCCGTCAAGGACGCCGCCGGCGACAAGGCTGCCGCCCTCAACATCCTGCGCGAGTTCGGCTACACCGGCATCCCGTCCGTGCAGGAGAAGGACGCCACCAAGATCGCGGAAGCGGCCATCAAGGCCCTGCGCGACCTGCAAGGCTGACCAACCCGGCACACCCCGCTACTGCGGGGTGTGCTTCGGCAGGCCGGTGACGCCGTTCTGCCGAAGCACACCCACGGAGATACCAATGCACACGAAACCCACCAAACTGGCTCAAGGCATCGTCGCGGTCCTGTGCCGCGATATTCCAGGCTACATCCCCTACGTCAACCGCTGACCATGGGTTCGCACAGCCGCTACTCCCCGTCCGCTACCGAGCGAGACTACTCGTGCCCGGCGTCTCACCGGCACAACAACAAGCCTGACGCAAAGCGCGAGAGTTCGGTCTTCGCCGACGAAGGCACGGCCGCCCACCACCTGGGCGAGCAGGCTCTGGTCAACGGGCGCGACACGGACTTCTACGAGGGCACCCGGATCTCGGTCGACAGCGACTCTGGCCGCACCAGGTTCGTGGCCGCCGCGTTCGAGGAGAAGCCCGGGGTCCGGGTGTTCGACGTTGACGAGGACATGGTTCGGTATGTCGGCCAGTACGTCGACTGGTGCCGCGAGCTGCCCGGGCAGCACTTTGTCGAGGTGCGAGTCAACCACTCCAAGTGGTGTCCAGACACCGGCGAGGACCAGTTCGGCACCAGCGACCACGTCGCCTGCATACCCGAGGGCGACCCGGTCTACAAGGTGGCCACGATAGTGGTGACCGACCTGAAGTACGGTCAGGGCGTGAGGGTCTACGCCAAGGAGAACAAGCAGGGCATCAAGTACGCCTTGGGCGCGTGGGACGAGTACAACTGGCTGTACAGGTTTGAGAAGGTCGTGATACGCATCGCGCAGCCGCGCCTGGGGCACTTCGACGTGTGGGAGCTGACCGTAGCGGAGCTGCTGGAGTGGGGCGACCGCATCCTGGAGCGGCTGGAGCTGACGCTGCTGCCGGACGCGCCCTACGGGCCGAGCGAGAAGGCATGCAAGTTCTGCGACCACGCTCCGGTGTGCCAGGCCCTGCGGGATCACCTCTACGACCAAGCGGTGCTCGGGTTTGACGACCTGACGGGCGACCCGACGGTGGCGGAGGATGACCTGCCGGCAGTGGAGGAGGTGGACCTGCTCAACGCCTACAGCATGCTTGGCCTATACAAGACCCGCGTAGAGGCCATCGAGCGCGAAGTTCGCCGTCGGCTTATGAAGGGCGAGACCGTGGGCGAGCTGTACCTGGCCGAGACGCAGGGCCGCCGGGCTTGGTCGGTCGACCCCGAGAAGATCGCCGAAATATTTTCGACTTTCGGTATTGCGGAAACCGATCTATATGTGCAAGAATTGAAATCGCCGGCCCAAGCCGAGAAGTTGCTCCCCCGGAAGCCCCGGTCAAAGGTGCAGCAGGAGGATTGGGCCAAGGACAGAGAGAAGGTCGAGGCCCTGTGGTCCCGACCGAAAGGTCAACCCGCCATCGCATCGCCAGGTGACGGGAGGCCGAAGTTCGAGAGGGGTGACCTCAACGACTTCGACGCTTTTGGCGAATAACCTGTAAACCGACAATCGAGTAAACCGAAAAATGGCAACCATCAAGAACTGTGAAAACCTCGTCGCCCGTGAGAACTCGGACGGCAGCCACACCATCACCCTGAAGAACGTGCGCGGGTCGTACCTGCACCTGTTCAAGCCGTGGGCCAAGAACGAGAGCGAGACCAAGAAGTACAGCGGTCGCTTCATCGCCCCGAACGACACCCACGAAGCGGCCATCAAGACCCTCCGGGCCTACCTGAAGGACCTGCAGAAGGAGTGGTTCAAGGGCGCGATCAAGCCCGGCAACCTGTGCTTCCGCGACGGTGACCAGGAAGGCAAGGAAGAATACGCCGACGCCTGGGTTCTGGCCGCCAACGAGAACGCCGACGCTCCGCCGGCTATCGTGGGCCCGGACCGCCGCAAGCTGGCCGAGTCGGACGGCGTGCCGCAGTCGGGCGACTACGTCTCGGTGATGTTCAAGGTCTGGAAGCAGGACAACAAGCACGGCCAGCGCATCAACGCGAACCTGCTGGCGGTCCAGTTCATCAAGGAAGGCGAGCGTTTCGGCGGCTCGAAGGGCGCGTCCAAGGAGGACCTGGACGAGGGCTTCGACGAGCTGGAAGTGGCGGAAGAAGACGGCTTCGACGATTGACAGCCGAAGCCGGGCCGGGCAGAGTTCGATTCGTGGCGACGTGGCGCCACGGCGGTCTCTGCCAGCACTGCCCCGGCCTGTTCCTGCAGGCCGGGGCTTTTTCGTTATAGGGACACCCGATGGACCATCTCCACCTCGACTGGGAAACCGCCTCCCGGTGTGACCTCAAAAAGTTCGGCCTGGACGTCTACGCCCGGCACGAAACCACCCGGCCGATCATGCTGAGCTATGCGTTCGGCGATGGCCCGGTGCAGCTGTGGGAGGCGCACAAGGGCTCGCTGCCGAAGGCGGTGGCCGAGGCGATCGAGGACCCCGAGGTCCTGAAGATCGCCCACAACGCGCAGTTCGAGATCGCCATCGCCCGGCACAGCCTGTGCCTGCGCGTCGATCCTGCACAGTGGCACTGCACGATGGTGATGGCCCTGAGCCTGGGCCTGCCGGGCGCCCTGGGCCAGCTGATCCGCGATGCGCTGCAGCTGCCAGCGGAGTTCCACAAGGATCCGGAGGGCGACCGCCTGATGCGGTTGTTCTCCTACCCGAACAGCCGCGGCACGCCGGAGAGCCACCCCGAGGAGTGGCGAGGCTACTGCGGCTACGGCATGCAGGACGTCGTGGCCGAGCGCAAGGTCTACAAGATCCTGCGCCGGTACGTCCGCGACCCGGACCGTCTGTGGCGCGAGTGGTGCCTCGACCAGAAGATCAACGCCGCCGGCATCCCGCTGGACCTGGACTTCATCGAGAAATGCCAGCGCATCGCCGCGGACGAAAAGCTGCGGTACAAGGGGCTGATGAAGGAGCTGACGGGGCTCGAAAACCCCAACTCCACGGCCCAGCTGCTGCCGTGGCTGCAGGAGCGCGGCTACCCGTACTCCAGCCTGGCCAAGAACCGCGTCGAGATCGCCATGCGCGAGTTCGGCGACGACATCGACGGCGACGCCAAGCAGGCCATCCGCTGGCGCCTGGAGTCGAACAAGACGTCGACCAAGAAGTTCGACGCCCTGGCAACCTGCAGCTACGGCAGCCGCCTGCGCAACACGTTCCAGTTCATGGGGGCGGCGGCCACCGGCCGTTACGCCGGCCGCATCCTGGGCCAGAACATGCCGCGCCCGTGGAAGCCGGTGGAGGACTACCTCGGCACCGTCCGCGACTTCATCGCCGAGGACGACCCGGAAGGCCTGCGCCAGTTCTTCGGCCAGCCGCTGGAGTGCGTTGTGTCGTCCATCCGGTCGGCCATCGCCCCGCCGAAGGGCAAGGTCTTCGTGGTGGCCGACCTGTCGTCCATCGAGCTGGTGGTGATCGCCTGGCTGACCGACTGCCGCTTCTGGCTGGGCGTCGTGCGCAGCGGCCAGGATGCCTACAAGGCGTTCGCGGTGCGCTGGATGAAGGTAGCCTACGAGGAGGTGACCAAGTTCATGCGCGGTCTGTCCAAGCCGCCGGCACTGGGCTGCGGCTACCGGATGGGCCCGGGCCGAGAGGTGGTCGACCCGAAGACCGGTGACAAGGTGAAGACGGGCCTGTGGGGCTACGCGGCCAACATGGGCGTGGAGATGACCAAGGAGCAGTGCAAGGAAGCGGTCAATATCTACCGCGACCTGTCGCCAGAGATCGAGAACTGGTGGCACCTGCTGGACGAGGCGGCTATGGAGTGCGTCCGCACCCACGAGCCGCAGCGCGTCGGCAAGGGCGCGACCAGCCTGGTCTTCAGCTACGAAAAGCCCTTCATGCGCATGCGCCTGCCCTCTGGCCGGTACATCAACTACTGCCGACCACGCATCGAGCCTGTGGCGATGGAGTACGAAGACGACGAGGGCAACGTCAGGGTCATGAGCAAGACCGGCCTGACCTATGAGCGCCTGAGCCAGACGTCGAAGAAGTGGGTGCGACAGGCCAACCACGGCGGCCGCTTCATCGAACAGGCCGTCCAGGGCATCGCCCGCGACATCCTGCAGCACGGCCTGCACGCGGCCGACGCGGCCGGCTTCGAGGTGGTGGCCCACTACCACGACGAAATCGTGACCATGTGCGACGGCGATAGTGGGCTCGGTGTCGACGACCTGATCGCCTGCATGACCAAGAACCTGCCCGCGTGGGCCGACGGCATGCCGGTAGGCGCTGACGGCTACGAAGGCCACTTTTACAGGAAGTGACATATGAGCGTGATTATTGAGGTAGGCGACTGCCTGGAGTCCATGCAGTTCATGGACGACCGGTCTGTCCACTGTTGCGTCACCAGCCCTCCGTACTTCGGTCTGCGCGACTACGGCGTCGATGGGCAGATCGGGCTGGAGCAGCGCGCGCCAAGCTACGTCGCAGAACTGGTCTCGGTGTTCTCCGAGGTCTATCGGGTTCTCCGCGATGACGGCGTTCTGTTCGTCAACATCGGCGACACATACGCTGGCTTCAAGGACGGGAAGTTTCCTCCGCAAAGCGCCAGCAACGGGAACCAGCGGGGGATGCCGGTGTCGGGCGCTCCGCACCGGTCCAAGCGCCTTCTCGAGCTCGACGGATTTCGCAACAAGGAGGCTATGGGCATCCCGTGGAGGTTCGCCTTCGCCATGCGTGACGCCGGCTGGCTGCTACGGCAGGAAATCATCTGGTCCAAGCCGAATTGCACCCCGGAAAAGGTGCGTGACCGCTTCGTCCGCAGCCACGAGCAGGTGTTCCTGTTCACGAAGCGCGATCGCTATTACTTCGACGGCGATGCGGTGCGGGTGCCGGCAGAAGGCGGCGGCGGCAAGCTGCGGCCGAGCGTCTGGACCGTGCCGGTCTCCAGCTATAGCGGCGCGCACTTCGCCACCTTCCCGCCCGACCTCATCGAGCCGTGCATACTGGCCGGATGCCCCGCCGGCGGCACCGTGCTCGACCCGTTTGGAGGGGCGGGAACGACCGGCCTCGTGGCAGAGAAGCATGGCCGCAATGCTATTTTGTGCGAGCTGAACCCTGAATACGCAGAGATGGCAGCCGAGCGGATCGGCCCCTCCGCCCGAATCACCCGGTGACCCTATGCCCCGCGGACCCGAAGCCAAGATCCAAGACGCCGTCGTCGCCCACGCCCGGGCGACCGGCTACATCGCCTACAAGTTCGAGAGCCCGAACAAGCCGGGCGTGCCGGACTTCCTGTTCTCTCACCCGGCCTGCGGCCCGTTCTGGGTCGAGTTCAAGGCGCCGGGCGGCAAGCCCCGGCCGCTGCAGGTCGTGCGCCAGGCGGAGATGGCCCGGGCCGGCTGCCTCGTATTCAACGTGGCCAGCGCGCGCGCCGGCGCCGAGCTGCTGGACGAGATGGTCGCCGGCTTGGGCACCACCCTGGAGCAGGTGAAGTGAGGGCCCGCAGCGCCCTGCGCGCCTACCAGGAAGGCGGCGTCGGCTTCATCAAGCGCGTCAAGCGGTGCGCCCTGTTCGTCGACCCGGGCCTGGGCAAGACCACCACCACGCTGACCGCGTTGTCGGAGGAACTGGACGACCTGAACCTGGCCGACCCGGTGCTCGTCATCGCGCCGCCGCGCGTGGCCAAGGAGACCTGGCCGCGCGAGTTCGCCGAGTGGGCCCACCTGGAGGGCCGCACCTTCACGTTCATCGGCGGCAACCCAACGAAGCGCCAGAAGCTGCTGCAGCGGCGCACCGACTTCCACGTCATCTCGATGGACCTGCTGCCGTGGCTGCTGCTGCAGCTGGGCGGCGACATGCCCAGGTACGCCAAGATCAAGGCCGGCGAGGTCGTGATGTACCGGGGATCTCTGGCGGCCAAGAGGTTCGACGAGAAGAACAAGCCGGTCTACGAACCGCTGGCCAACGGCGACGTCGTGCGCCTTCCGGGCGGGGAGACCGTGCGCGTGCAGGAGGGCAAGGCCAAGATCATCCGCAGCAAGAAGGCCGAGGCGCTGGAGCCGGGCGACCCGGTCAAGGTGCTCGACAGCGGGTGGCGCTCCCCCGAGCAGTTGCCTTACGGCGCGATCGTGTTCGACGAATCGTCCAAGCTGAAGAACAGCGACACCACACGCTGGAAGGCGCTGAAGCAGCTGGCGTTCATGGCCGAATACTTCATCGAGCTGACCGGCACCCCGGCCGCCAACGGTCTCGAAGACCTCTGGGCGCAGATATACCTGATCGACCAGGGCAAACGCCTGGGGACCACGCTGACGTGGTTCCGGGAAAGGTGGTTCCGGGAGAACTACAACGGCTTCGGCTACAAAGCCACCGAGGGTGCGCAGGCGGCCATCGAGGGGGCCATCGCGGACATCGTATTCACCCTGCGCGAGGAGGATTACGCCGACCTGCCGCCGAGGCTCTACAACACCATCAACGTGCCGCTCGATGACGCGGTGATGGCCAAGTACAAGGACTTCGAGCGGTCGTACATCCTGGACGCCGAGGACAAGCAGATCGTGGCCGACGGCGGCGCGGCCCTGAGCCAGAAGCTGCTGCAGCTGGCCAACGGCACCGTGTACCGCACCGACCCGCAGACGCTGGAGCGCACGGAGCACGAGTTCCACAAGGCGAAGCTGGAGGCGATGGCCGACCTGGTCGATGAGCTGCAGGGCAACACGCTGCTGGTGGCCTACCAGTTCAAGACTGACCTGGCCCGCATCAAAAAAGCGTTCCCGCAAGCCCGAGAGCTGGGCAAGAAGTCCGAGACCCAGGACGAGTGGAACCGGGGCGAGATCCCGATCCTGCTCGTCCACCCGAAGTCGGCCGCGCACGGTTTGAACTTGCAGCATGGCGGCAATAATGTATTGTGGTACGGCCCTACGTGGAGCCTGGAGGATTACATCCAGCTCAACAAGCGCCTGCACCGCTCCGGCCAGACCAAGCCGGTGATGGTCCACCACCTCGTTGTCCCGGGCACCCTGGACGAGGGCGTGATGGCGGCGCTGGACAGCAAGAACCTGACACAGGAAGTGCTGCTCAACCTGCTGAAGCAGCGCATCCAATCCTACAAGTGACCTGACATGGCCCGCGGCGAATACCGAGACCCCGAGAAAAACGCAGTGCTGTTCCACGGAGCAACCGTCACCGACCTGGCCAACATCTTCGGCGGGTCGCAGACGGACGTGCAGCGCAAGATCGCCGGCAAGGTCACCCCGGTGACCGGGCCGGGGGTCACCCCGATCCGCTACGCCATCCGCGACGCGGCCCCCTACCTCGTGCCGCAGACCACCGACGCCGCCGCGATCGAGCGAGCCATCATGCGGATGTCTCCGGCCAAGCTGCCGCCGCAGCTCTCGGACACGTTCTGGAAGGCGCAGCGGGCCCGGCTCCAGTACCAGGAGGAGGCCGGCGAGTTGTGGAAGACGGAGCGCGTGGTTGAGGCCCTGGCCGAAGCGTTCAAGCCGGCCGCGATGGCCGTCAAGATGTTCAAGGACACCGTGGGGCAGGAACACACCCTCACGCCGGCGCAGGCGGAGTGCCTTGTCACTCTGTCGGACGGCCTCCTGGCCACGCTGCACCGGTCCCTCGTCGAGAAGTTCGCCGCGTACACGCCGGCGCCAGACGAGCACGGGATGGTCGTTGACCTGACCGAAGAAGACGACGGTTTGGGGGACTGATGCAGACTCTCGGAGAGCTGATCGTAGAGGTGGCGGCAGTGTTCCAGCCGCCGGAGCGCCTGACCGTGACCGAGGCGGCGCAGAAGTACGTCACGCTGAAGAACCCTCCCCGCTACGAGGGTCCTTACCTGCCTGACCTGACCCCGTACATGGTCGAGCCGCAGAACATGACCCAGTCGCCGGACCACACGGCGCTGATCTTCTGCGGGCCCAGTCAGACTGGGAAAACGGAAGCCTTGATCCTCAACACCTGGGCGTACCACGTCAAATGCAATCCGATGGACATGCTGCTGTATGGCCCGAGCCAGACCTCAGCGCGCGACTTCTCGATGCGCCGAATCGACCGCATGCACCGCAACAGCCCGGCCATCGGTAGCGAAGTGCCGAGCCGCAGCGACGACAACACCCACGACAAGACCTACCGCTCGGGCATCATCGGCTCGATCCTGTGGCCGAGCCCGAACGAGCTGTCGTCCAAGCCGGCACCGGTGGTGATGTTCACCGAGTACGACCGCATGCCGGACGACGTCGGGAGCGAAGGCTCTCCGTTCATCCTGGGCCGCAAGCGCACGACCACCTTCCGCAACATGGCCATGACCCTGGTCGATAGCTCGCCGTCGCGGGAGGTCACCGACCCCCGCAAGAAGCTGGTCGGGCACGAGGCCCCACCATGCACCGGCGTGCTCGGCCTATACAACGAAGGCGACCGCCGCCGCTGGTACTGGCCGTGCCCGAACGAGGACTGCGGCGAGTTCTTCGAGACGTCTTTCGGCGACCTGCAGTACCAGACCGACGCAGACGACTTCGGGGAGGATGGCGAGCCCCGGCGCCTGACCTACGCGGAGATCGCGGCCACCGTGCATGTGCGCTGCCCCTTCTGCCAGGTCAAGATCCTGCCGGAGCAGCGCAACGCCATGAACGCCAAGGGCGTGTGGCTCCGGGACGGGGAGAAGATCCGGCCCGACGGCAGCCGCTACGGCCGGCCACTGGAGAGCGACACCGCCTCCTACTGGCTGAAGGGTCCGGCCGCGGCCTTCGTCACCTGGCCCGAGCTGGTCGTGAAGTACGTCAAGGCTTGGCGCAAGTTTGAGCAGACCAACGACGACACCGACCTGCGCACGACGGTCAACACCGACCAGGGCGAGCCGTACATCCCGAGGGCGGCCAGCACCAGCCGCATGCCCGAGGACATCATGGCGTCGGCCCGCACGGTCGAGGCCAAGGCCGTGCCGCAGGACGCCCGCGCGCTGATGGCCTGCGTCGACGTGCAGAAAAACATGTTCGTCGTGCAGGTGATGGCCCTGATACCCGGGAAGCCGTTTGAGGCGGAGGTCGTCGACCGGTTCGACATCGTCAAGTCCAAGCGCACCGACGAGGACGGCGACGCGCTGTGGGTCAAGCCGGCCACCGAGCTGGACGACTGGGACCTAATCGAGGAGCAGGTGATCGACCGCGAGTACCCGATCGCCGGCGGCATAGGCAGCATGGCCGTCTCCCTGACGCTGTGTGACTCGGGCGGCAAGGAGGGCGTGACCACGAACGCCTACAACTACTGGCGCCGGCTCAACGCGAAGGGCAAGGGTGCGCGACTGCAGCTGGTCAAGGGCGAGCCGAAACTTGACGCACCCCGCGTGCGCCTGGGCTACCCGGACTCGCAGAACAAGAACCGCCACGCGGGCGCGATGGGCGAGATCCCGATCCTGTTCATCAACGTCAACGTCATCAAGGATTACGTCGACGCCATGCTGTCGGATCAGCGCGGCAAGGACGGCGAGGTGGTCGGCCCGCCGAAGGTCCGCTTCCCCGACTGGCTGGAGCTGTGGTTCTACGAGGAGCTGACCGCCGAGACCCGCGACGCCAAGCGCCGGTGGACGAAGACCCGGAGCCGGAACGAGGCCTTCGACTTGCTCACCTACTTCGTGGCCGCGGCCATCGCGCGCGGGGTCGAGTCCGTGAACTGGGACAACCCGCCGACCTGGGTGAAGCCGCTGCGCGAGAACCCGATGGTCACCCTGCTCGGGCAGTCGTCGGTTGACAAGCGCAACCCCAGCACGCCATCGTTGGCCCGCCTTGGTTCCCTACTGGCCTGACAGATGACCTGCTGCGGCACGCTGACCCCCGAACAGATCGCCACCCTGCAGCGCCGACTGGCCCAGGCGGAGGAGGCGTACCACTCCCTGCAAATGGGCGGGGCGGTAGCCTCGTTCACTGACCAAAACGGCGAGCGCGTGGAGTACCGCGCCGCCAACCGGACGCAGCTGATCTCCTACATCTCGAACCTGCGCGCCCAGCTCGGCCTGCCGCCGATGTGCGGCGTGGTCGGCTCCCCCATCGGATTCTGCCTGTGAGCAAGACGCGAGCGCCCATCACCATCGACGCGACCCTGCCGGAGAAGACGGCGGGCATCGGGCACGGAGCCTACGAGGGCGCGGACCGAGGCAGCCGGGAGCTGGCAAGCTGGCGGCCCCGCGCAACCTCTGCGGACGCGCTGATCAACGACGGCCGGGCCAAGGTCACGATGGACAGTCGCGCCCGCGACCTCCTGCGCAACGACGGCCAGGTTGCGGGTGCCGCCACGCTGCAGAAGGACAGCATCGTCGGCTCCCAGTACCGGCTCAACTCCCAGCCGTCGCAGGGCGTCCTGGACCGCATGTTCCCCGGCCTCGGGTTTACCGAGGACTGGGCAGAGCAGTTCCAGCGCGAGACGGAGGAGCTGTTTACCCTGTACGCGGAGAGCATCGACAGCTGGATCGACGTGCAGCGCACCTGGTCGTTCACCGGCCTCATCCGCATGGCCGTCGGCTGCTACTTCGCTGGCGGCGAAACCCTGCTCACCTGCAACTGGATGCGGGGCGCCGGTCGGCCGTTCGCCACGGCCTTCCAGCTGGTCGACTGCGACCGCCTGTCGAACCCGAACGGTGTGGCGGATGACCGATTCCTGCGCAACGGCGTGGTGCTCGACCGCAATGCGGCCCCGACGTCGGTGTGGATCCGGGACGCCCACCCGGGCGACATGCTGCGCGGGCAGAACCTGCACTCCTGGACGAACCGCCCGATCTACAAGTCGTGGGGCCGGCATCACACCATCCTGCTGCGCAACCTGCAGCGGCCCGAGCAGACGCGCGGTGTGGCCGACATGGTCACCGTGCTGAAAGAGACGCGGATGGCCGCGCAGTTCCACGAGACCACCCTGGCCAACGCCATCGCCAACGCCAGCTTCGCGGCCACCATCGAGTCGGAGCTGCCGCCGGAGATGGCCGCACGGATGATCGGTGCGGAGAACGCCGGCAAGGACATCATGGACCCGGCGATCGCCATGCTGTCGGCCATCTCCGAGTACACCCGCGGCGGCCAGAGCATCCAGCTGGGCGGCGTGAAAATCCCGACCCTGTTCCCCGGCACCAAGCTGAAGATGCTGCCGGCGGGCACCGTGGGCGGCGTAGGCGACGCCTTCGAGGCCTCGCTGCTGCGCAAGATCGCTGCCGGCCTCGGTGTCAGCTACGAGGAGCTGACCCGCGACTTCACCAAGACCAACTACAGCAGCTTCCGCGCTGCGGCCAACCAGACCCAGCGGTCGGTCACCGCCCGCAAGCGAGAGGTCGCCGATTACGTGGCCAACGCGATCTACCGCAACTGGCTCGAAGAAGCGATCGACGTGCGCATGATCCCATCGCTGGAGCCGATGCTGGCCAAGGTCCCGGATCTGTTCTACCGCCCGCTGGTGCGCGACGCACTGGCAGCGGCAACCTGGATCGGCGCTTCCCGCGGCCAGGTGGACGAAATGAAGGAAACCCAGGCGGCGGTGATGCGGATCAAGTCCGGCCTGAGCACCTACGAGATCGAGACCGCGCGCCTCGGCATTGACTTCCGCGAGGTGTTCCGCCAGCGTGCCCGCGAAAAGCGCCTGGCCGAATCCTACGGACTGGACTTCGATCTGGAAGCCAAGAAGCCGGGCACCGTCACCGGCATCGAGGCGCAGACCAACAACAAGCAAGAGGCCAACAATGCAGACGCCGATGATGAATAACCTCGCCGCCGTCCGGCAGTTCTCCGGGACGCCGGCGTTGCTGTCGGCGGCGCACGTAGACTCGCTGGTCTCGTTCGCCGCGGCCCCTGCGGTCGGCATCGAGGCCCACAACCAGCACCTGGACCAGGTGGCGGCGGCCTACGGCCTGCCGGGCCGGGACATCAAACCGTTCCTGTTCGCCGACGGCACCGCGGTCATCCCTGTGTGGGGCGTCCTGCTCCATCGAGGCCCGTGGTGCGCCCCCTGGGCGACCGGCTACGGGTACATCGAGCAGGCCATCGAGGCCGCAGCGGCCGACCCGGATGTCGAGCGCATCATCCTGGACATCAACAGCACCGGCGGCCACGTCGCGGGCAACTTCGAGCTGGCCTCGCGTACCCGCGAGATCAACGGATCCAAGCCGGTGACCGCCATCGTCGACAGCCGCGCGCTGTCCGGCGGCTACAGCCTCGCTGCGTCCTGCGGCCGCATCATCGCCACGCCGTCCTCGGACATCGGTTCGATCGGCGTTCTGCTGTGCCACATGTCGCTGGAGGGGGCGCTGGAGAAGTTCGGCGTCGAGGTCAGCCTCATCCACGCCGGCAAGCACAAGGTCGACGGCAACCCGTACCAGAACCTGCCCGAAGACGTGCGCAAGGACCTGCAGGCGTCGGTCAACGCGAGCTACGAGAGCTTCATCTCTCTGGTCGCCGACTACCGCGGCCTCGACAAGGACGCCGTCCGCGCCACCGAGGCACGGGTCTTCGGGGCCGAGGAAGCTCTCTCCCTCGGGCTTGTTGACGCGGTGATGCCGGCTCGTGCAGCTTACGCAACCGTAGTACAGGGGGCCTCCGCCTCCACCCACTCCACCCAAGAGGTATCGACCATGTCCGAAGTGACGAAGGCGGAGGCCGCCGAGCAGGCCAAGACTGCAGCCGCCGAAGCATCCACCGCCGAGCGCGCCCGTGTGGCGGGCATCCTCCAGCACGCCGAGGCCGAAGGCCGCGGTCAGATGGCCAACCACCTGGCTTTCAACACCAGCATGTCGGTGGAAGAAGCCGCAGCACTGATGGCCTCGGCCCCGAAGGAGCAGAAGCAGGAAGCCGCTGCAGCTGCGGCTCCGGCAGCCGGCCCCCTGGCCGCCGCGATGGCCGGCGACACCAACGTCACCGTGGGCGTCGAAGGCGGCAAGGACAAGGAGGCGGACGGCGGCAGCCGTACCAACCGCCTGATCGCCAATTACCAGGCCGCTGGCGGCCGCCTCGACTGACCCCAAGGAGCAGACCATGCACCCCATGAACATCGGCGTCGCGGAGTTTTCCGCTGACACCTCCGCCAAGACCGTCCCGCAGCTGTTCGCTGCCGAGACCCCGGCCCCGGTCACCACCGACATCCTGTTCCCGGCCGGCGCCGTGGACCAGTTCGTCCCGCTGACCACCGGCTACGTCCCGTGGGTCAACACCGGCACCGCGCCCAACCTGATCATCGCCGTGACCGCCTACGCTGTCCCGGGCGGCACCCGCGCTGCCGTTTACCACGAGGGCTGCTTCAACCTGGACGCAATCGACTGGCCGACCGGCACCACCGAGGCCCAGATCCAGGCGGCCACCGAGAACAGCGGTCTGAAGTTCCGCAAGCTGCTGTATTCGCACAAGTCCAAGGCCCCGCGTCCGGCTCCGGGCACCCCGGCTGGCCCCTAATCAAGGAACCCTGACATGTCCATCGAGATGTACGAAACCCACGAACTGATCGGCGTGGTCGAGAACACCCAGCCGATCAGCACCTACTTCCTGGATCTGCTGTTCAACCGCGTCCACACCAGCGACTCCGAGTACATCGACTTCGACGTACTGGATAAGGGCAAGCGCCTGGCACCGTTCGTTGTCCCGCATGTGCAGGGCCAGCCGATGCTGCAGCGCGGTTACGAGACCCGCAAGTTCAAGCCGGCCTACTCCAAGCAGAAGGACGCCATCGACCCGCGCCGCAGCATCATGCGTCGTCCGGGCGAGAAGCTGGGCGGCGAGCTGTCGCCGGGTCAGCGCATGGACGCGGTGATCGTCGAGACCCAGAAGGATCACTACGAGAACCTGATCCGCACCTGGGAGTGGCTGGCCGCGCAGGCAGTGATCTTCGGCCAGGTCACCCTGGAAGGCGAGAACTACCCGACCACCACGGTGCAGTTCGGCCGCGACGTCGCCAACACCATCACCCCGGCAATCCTGTGGTCGAACGCAGCCACCGCCCGCCCGCTGGACGACATCAAGGCTGCCGCCCAGCGCATCAAGAAGGCCGGCAAGCAGGCCCGCCGCATCACCATGTCCCCGGACGCCGCCGCCGCCTTCTTCGCCACCGACCAGGTCAAGGCCGAGTTCGATATCAGTCGCGGCACCTCGATGGGTCAGGCCATCGAGAAGAACGCCGGCCTGAACGGCGACGAGGCCGTCTACTACGGCACCCTGCCGGGCGGCATCGAGATTTGGGAACTGTCCGCGACCTACGAGGACAACCTGGGCGACGAGCAGCCGTACCTGCCGGCCGGCACCGCCGTCCTGACCGGCGACATCGAAGGCGTCCGTGCGTTCGGCGCCATCATGGACGACAAGGCCCAGTGGCAGGCCCTGCCGGTCTTCCCCAAGATGTTCACCGTCCCGGACCCGGCCGGCGTGTTCCTGCTGACCCAGTCCGCCCCGCTGATGGTTCCGCTGCGACCGAACGCTTCGGTCCTGCTGAACGTCCTGTAATGACTCGCAGCGGGCGGCTTCGGCCGCCCGCTTGCACCAACCTGGAGCGACTGCATGTACCAGACCAACCACACCCTGGTTCTCGCCGGAGCCACCGTGCTGCCGGGCCAGACCCTGACCGCCGAGCAGCTCGACGGCTGCGACGTCAAGCGCCTGCTGGAGCTTGGCGCCATCTCGAAGGGCGCCATCGACGCCGAAGTCGTTGCCGACCCGTATGCCGGCATGACCGAGAAGCAGCGCCGGGCAGCAGAGAAGAAGGCTGCCGCCGAGAAGGCTGCCGAGGAAGCCGAAGCACCCGCCGACGACGGCCTGGGCGGCTGACCCGTGAGCCGGGACGCCACCCGCGACCAGGCGCGAGCCACGGTACACGCCGGGTTCGCATTGGACGCCGTCGCGCGCTCGCACGACGGCTCCCTTGTTGTGCCGGACCTCCGCATCCGGCTACACCGGGACATCAAAAAGCCCTTCGGCGACCTCGACCGCGAGGGCTTCGCGCTCCTGATGGAGTCGCACAACGAGATCATCGTGGACACCGACCAGTGGGTGCCCAAGCGACACTGGCACGTCGACTTCGGTCGGGGGCGAGTCGTCAACATCGACGTTGTCATCGCCGTGGCCGGCGAACGCTACTGGAAATGTATGGTCTCCGAGGTCATGGACTGATGTTCGGCATTGACCTGGACCCTCTGATCGCCTGGAGCCGGCGGATCCAGGAGCTGGGCGACAAAGGCGACCGCGCCGCCGCCCGCGCTATCAACGCTGGCGCGCAGTTCGCCGTCCGCGAGGGCGCGAAAGACATCTCCTCGCAGGTCAACCTCACCCAGCAGTACATCAAGTCCGGCGCGCGGCTGGCCGTGTCCGGCCGAGCGTCCGCCGGCAACTTGGAAGCAACGGTTACAGGTCGAGACCGGCCGACGTCGCTCGCGCGGTTCTCCAATACGCCGCAGGCTTTCGGCCGCCAGCGTCTGTCCCCGACGGTCAGCGTCGCCCGGGGCGGCGCCGGCCACCGCATCCCCGGTTCGTTCTTCATGCGACTGCGCAAGGGCAACACCGGCGAGCTGGGCAACGTAGGCATCGCCGTCCGTCTGAAGCCCGGCGAGTCCGTGCCCGGGAAGCGCGTGCAGCCCAAGGCGTCGAAGTCCGGTCTCGCCCTGCTCTACGGCCCGTCCGTAGGCCAGGCTTTCCGTTCTGCCGCGCCGCGCGCTGCAGGCCCAACCTCAGACCGAGTCGTGCAGTCTTTGCTGCGCGAGTTCGACAGGATCATGTCATGAACGACCCCAAGCGCCTTGTGATGCTCAAGGCCCTGACCGATTACCTGAGCCGGACGATCCGGCCGGTAAACGGCTACCAGCACAACCTGGCCGGCGCGGTTTTCCGGGGCCGGTACTTCTTCTCCAAGGATGACCCGGTGCCGATGCTGTCGATCCTGGAGAACCCGGATCCCGACCGGTTCCCGCCGCGGGCGGGGCGCCTCGGACGGGGGCCCACCGAAGGACACGAGGGTCTGACCCTGCTGATCCAGGGGTGGGCCAAGGACGACAAGGTCAACCCATCCGACCCGCTTTACCGCCTGATGGCCGACGTGCAGAAGGCACTGGCGGGCTTGTCAGCGGGCGAAGACCCTGCCACCCTCCGCCCAGCCGGCCCAGACTACCTGTTGAAAGGTCTGGTCACCTACGTCACGCCGGAGCCCGGGGTGGTGCGGCCGCCGATCGAGCAGCAGTCCGAACTCTCCTGTTTCTGGCTGCGCTGCGAGTTCGGATTCGTAGAAAACCCGCTTGACCCTTACGACCTCGACTGAAGGAGAGGAAAATGAGTTACCCGCAGAAGAACTACACCCTGGGCCGTGGCGAGCTGTATTTCGGCGCGTTCAAGCCGAACACCCGCGTCCCGGACGGCCAGATCTACATCGGCAACACGACCGAGATCAGCCTGACCACCGAAACCGAATCCCTGGACCACTACGATTCCGACCACGGCATCCGCGTGAAGGATGATTCGGTGCTGCTGGAGAAGAACTCCACCGGCACGTTCACCACCGACCACATCTCGCCGGAAAACCTGGCCCGCCTCTTCCTGGGCACCTCCGGCGTCGTGACCCAGGCATCTGCCACCGCGCAGGTGGCGAACATCGACGGCGTCAAGAAGGGCCGCCGCTACCAGCTGGGCGTGACCTCGAACCGCCCCTACGGCGTGCGCGGCATCACCAACGTCACCGTGGCGGCCACCCCGGCCGGCGGCGCGAGCGTGAACCTGATTCTGGGCACCGACTACACCGTCGACGCCGAGACCGGCGCGATCCTGTTCCTGTCCTCGGGTCTGGTCCTGACCAACGACGCCGACGACGACGTCGTGGTGACCTTCGACGTGCAGGCCACCTCGTACAACCAGGTCGTCTCCGGCTCGGAGGGGTCCCTGGAAGGCGAGCTGTTCTACAAGTCGTTCAACCCGAAGGGCGACAAGTTCGACTACCTGTTCCCGTTCGTGCAGCTGAAGCCGTCCGGCGATTTCTCGCTGAAGGGCGATGAATGGCAGCAGATCACCTTCGAGTTCGAGGCGCTGAAGAAGGGTGACGGCATCGAGACCGTCTACACCAACGGCCGCCCCGGCATCAACGTCTGACGAACAGCGGAGCAGAGACCGTGATCAACAAGAGCTTCAAGGCCCGAGCCACGCGGGTCGAGTGGGAAGGCGAATACCTCGGGACCGTGCATCCGCTCGGCCCCGACGCTTTCGTCGAGATCGCCGCGGTGGCCGCTCCGGCCATCGCGGACATCTTCAGCACCATCGAGGAGACGGGCATGACCATGCCCAAGGGCTCGGACACCGGCGCCCTGGCGGACTTCATCCTGGCCAACGGCCCGTCCCTGATCCGGCGTCTCGGCGCTGCGGCGCCGGAGCTGCTGGACGAGATCATCCTCCAGGGCTACCGCTGCGCGGACGACCCGGAGGCCCGAGACCTGGTGTCGCAGGAATACTCGCTGCCGGCGCGCATGCACGTCGTGGCCGCAGTCGTCCGCACCACGTTCGTCGATGACAAGGCGTTCCGGGATCTCTTGGGAAACGCACAGGCGCTGCTGGGAGTAGGCGACGCCCTAAGCCGCGCAACAGCACCGACGAAGTCGCAGAAGACCGGTCCCGCGCAGCCGTCTTTGGCCGATGGCTGACCAACCTGTCAGACGGAGCGTCGCTGCTCCGGTCTGAGGGCCACGCCGGCGCGGGGTCATACCCGCTCTGGCGCGTCCACCACGAGCTCGAAGCGGCTAGACACCGCATCAACGCCCGCACACAATCGGAGCGCACCTTGGACGCCCTCGCCGCAGCCGCACGCCGCGACAGGAACGCCGCCAAGCAATTCACCGAAGTCATCGAAGGACTCACCCCATGAGCAAGACGGTCGACGTTGACCTCCGAATCCGAGCGAAGAACCTGACCAAGGCCACTCTCTCGGAGATCACGGCCGACGTTGACCGTCTGACCAAGGCGCAGGAGGGACAGGCCAAGGCTTCGGGCCTGGCCTCGCGCTCGATGGCCGACCTGGCCAAGGAGGCCGATTTCCTGGCCAAGGCCCAGCGGGAGCTGGAGCGCCGCAGCGCCCTCGCCGGCAAGTACCGGGACGAGGCCAAGGCCATCGCCGAGCTGCAGGCCAAGATCACCGAGCTGACGGCCAAGCGGAAGCAGCTGGCTGCCGGCACCAGCAAGGAGGACGCCCTCGGGCTGAAGGGCGCCGAGCGCGAGATCCGCACAGCCGAGCGGTCGCTGGCATCACTGGAGACCAAGCTCCAGGGCACGGCGGCCCGCATGGCCAACGTCGGCGTGAGCACCGATAACGTCGAACAGCAGCTGGCGGAGATGGCGTCGGCCACGCAGCGCACGGCCCAGGCGAGCACCCAGGCCCGGGCCGACCTGGAGCGGTACAACGCCGCCCTGCGCGAGCACAACGCGGTGCTGGCCGAGGCCGCACGCCGCAACCGCGCGGAGGCCAACGCCCGGTCTACCGCGGTCGACACCAACGCCGGTAACCGCAACCGTCGCGTCGAGCTGGACGCCCTGCGCCGTGACATCGAGGCGCGGTCCGAGGCCGCGCGGCAGGCCGGCGTGCAGGCCGAGGCGCAACGCCGACTGGCCGCAGCCGCAGCGCAAGAGAGCGCCGCCCGCGAGAACAG